CACAATAATACATCATTAGGTTATCCACAACAACCATATGGATATAAAGTAGAAAGTGTTTTGAAGTTTTTAGATAGAATGTATCAAGGTGTATCAGTATTGAATACTGATTACTTTATGATGTCAGAAGATGATATTGTAATTGTTTCACCAATCGAATTAAATGATGAGTGGCACATGGCGGGCCAACCTTTATATTATGAAGGACAAGTACCAAAGATGCCAGAACCATTTTTAGACATCATTGAGAAGTTTAGTGGTGTCAGACCAAAAACAAATTATTATAATTGTGGTGGTGGTTCAATATTTAAAACTTCTACTTTTTTAGATAACTATGCAAGAATACGAGAGTTTTATGCAAACAATTTAGATGATATACAAAAACACATTTGGCCTACACTAGGTTGGATGGACTGTTTCATGTGTGTATTCTTTTTGTTGTGTGGTAAAGAAATCAATCAGAATCATAAATTATTAAACATTTGGCCAACACAGATACCATATGACTTGACAAAGGTGCCTTCTGATGTTAATATAGTACATAACTTTAAAGATTATTATGAATGATATAACAATTGTAACTGCCTTCTTTGACATTGGTCGTGGAGATTGGACTCCAGACAAAGGATTGCCACATTATTTACAGCGAACAACACAAACATATTTGGAACGATTTGGTCATATGGCTAAATTAGAAAATGATATGGTCGTTTACACATCCAAAGAATTAGCCGATGAGGTAAGGTTTTTAAGGCAAGACCGACCAACAGAAATACTCACAATAGATTTTGATGAAAGTTTTAAAGAATTAAGAGAATCAATTACAAAGGTTCAAACCAATTCCGAATATCAAAATAAAATAAATCCCATACAAGTACGCAATCCTGAATATTGGAATGCAAATTATGTTTTAGTAAATCTACTCAAAGCATCTTTCGTTAATCGTGCAATTCAAATGAATTTAATAAAAAATGATTTAGTTGCTTGGTTAGATTTTGGTTATTGTAGGGAAGAATCTACACTAAACAAAGTTAAGAAATGGCAATATCCATTTAATAAAGATAAGATTCATTTTTTCAACATCAAAGATTTTAAAGAAGGTACATATATCCAAGATGTTATTTTTAACAACGATGTACACATCACAGGTCCTTGTATTGTTGGTGGTAAAGAAAAATGGCCACACCTAGAACATTTAATACATCATTTTACAGATGAGTTATTAAAAAACAATTTAATTGATGATGACCAAACATTGTTGTTGATGTCGTATCTTTCAGCACCAGAATTATTTGAATTACATAAGGTATCAGACCAAGATTGGTTTATAGCATTTAAGGATTACAATGAAAATATATCTTAATTCAACTGCAAACTTAGGAGATTTTTTAAATGCAATGCCTGTATTGTCAGGTATTTGCAAATCTAATGGTAAGTTTGATTTCATCATTCGTGGTGAAATGAAGAAATTTAAAGAACTTAAAGAATTCTTAATGTACCAGGATTTATTTTCTTCTGTTGAATTTGATGATGAAGTTTTCTTGTATGGTGGAGTTATTGGTTTGAGTTCTTGGACAAGAGAAGATAGAAGTAATAATCATCGGCCAATCGAAACTTGCCGTTACGAAAATTATTTAAGAGATACTTTTCCTAATTTACAATTTGAAGTGGACGATGACTTCATTCTTAAAGTGGAAGATTTAGGTTTTGATGTTGGTACCGGCATCTATGGTGGTGACCGTTGGAACGGACCAAATATTGATGGTAGAAGGTCATCTTGGACACTTGCTCACTTGCCAAACATAACCTTTTTAGATTATAATAATACATTGATGAAAAATGCTTACATCATTAAGAATTGCGCCAATCCATTTATTTCCACTTTTACTGGCATTTCTGGTATTGCTGACTTATTGAATAAAGACCAGTTGGTATTATGGGGTGAAGATATTCGTAATTGGGATAATAAACCCATCGAATACTCGTTTCAGAAACACTACTATGGAAACAGAAACTCTAAACTACTATACATCGGTGACTTTGAAGAAAACGGACTATGAAAACTATACAATATAATACTAAAATCTATCCCAAATTCCAAGATGAAGGTAATGCTTCTCAGTTTGCCATTCCGTTTGCAAAACATTTTTGTAGTGGTGTTGGTTATGATATTGGATGTAATCGTTTAGAGTGGGCACTTCCTGGTGCTCAAGCAATTGATTTGTTATTTGATGATGAGTGGGAAGCTTACAACCTTCCTGCAGAAAAAGTTGATTACATTTATTCCAGCCATTGCTTGGAACATTTGCCTGATTGGGTCAAAGCACTTGATTATTGGACCAGTAAACTAAAAGATGGTGGAACTTTATTTCTATATTTACCACATTACAATCAAGAATATTGGCGTCCATGGAACAACAGAAAACACATCCATATATTCACACCAGAGATTTTAAAAGATTATCTGTATGATAGAGGTTACACCAATATATTTGTTTCCGACAGAGATTTGAATGATTCCTTCATGGTGGCCGCCGAATTTAGCGATACACTCAATAAAATCCGAACAAAATAACGACTATGTATCTAACCCAATTTTTTGATGGTTATGATATAAAACTTTAAAAGTTATATAAATAAGCAAACCGGCAACCAAAGTGTGTTGCAATTCTGGAGGCAAAATCTAATGCAGTCATTTTTATCGTTTTTAAAAGAAGAATCTGAAGGTTCGGAACTCAAACATATTCATCATGCTGAGGACAGACCATTAATGCACGGCCACGCTGGCTTTGAACACGCACATGAAGCCTTAATGAAAGCTCATGCACATATGGTTGGTGGCCACAAAAACACCAATCTAACAATGAAATATGATGGTTCTCCATCAATCGTTTTTGGTCATCATCCTAAGAATGGTAAATTCTTTGTCGCTACCAAATCTGCGTTTAATAAGAATCCAAAGATTAACCATACAGAAAAAGATATTGACAAAAATCATGGCCATGCTCCTGGTCTGGCAAAAACACTCAAACACGCACTCAAGCATTTACCTAAAGTAACACCAAAAGAAGGTGTATTCCAAGGTGACTTGATGCACCATGCTGATACAAAACACTTACACGAAAGTTATATTGTAGAGGCAAAAGGTGATGTTTCATTTACTCCAAACACAATCACTTATACAGCTAAAGGCAAAGAAGCAGAAAAGATTAAAAAATCTAAAGTTGGTGTAGTAGTTCATACACAATATAGCCACGACTTAAAACATAATACACCACATGTGGACATGAGTAAGTTTAAAGAACATCCGGATGTCCATATCCATGGTGCTGAACATGACACAAGTAAAGTAAAACATTCCGCTGAAGATGAAAAACATTTTCAGAAACATATGGCTGCAGCAAAAGAAATCCACGACACTCACGGTCACAAGATGTATGATGTGATTCATCCAAAACATAGCGGAGAACATGGCCATTTAGCAACATACATAAACAAAACAGTAAGGCATGATGAAGTTCCAAGTGTAAAAGGTTTCAAAGAACATTTACATAGCACACATGAGAAAATGGCAGCTAAAGTATCTACCGAGAAATCTAAAGCAGAAAAAACCGGTGAAGGTAAGAAACAAATTGCTCATGTTGAAAAGAATAAAGAACATTATGGTAATTTGTTTTCTATGCACCACCATTTACAACAAGCTAAGAACCATTTGGTTAAATCATTGGAAACACATGAAGGACACTACCAACACCACATTGAAGGTAAGAAATCTAAGCCTGAAGGTTTTGTAGTTCATCATAAGAATGAACCAACCAAATTGGTTAATCGTGCTGAATTTGCTAAACAAAATTTGTTAAAGGTGCGTAAATGAAATCATTTAAAGAATTTATTTACGAAGCAGGAGTATACAAACAATATCAAGGTTATGCCAATAAATCACATAAACTTGGTTATGAAGCTCATAAAAAAGGATTAATGGCAGCTCCTTCAAAAGATGATGAATTTTCGAAACACATGGGTCATGTATTAAAAATAGTTTCTAAAGGTAATCATGATGGAAGTCCACATAAG